TTGAGATCATTAGAACTGGTTATTCTTCACTATTATTTAATATAATTATTTCTTTAACTCCAATTAAAAACCTATATTTCAGATTAACTTCATTTTTCTTTGATATCATCTATAGTCTTATTAAAACTAACGCGCTTTAGAGATCAATTTCATTTCATCAGAGATCATCTACTAATTCTTCATTGTTTTCGTCTTTATATTTGAGCCCCAAATATAATTTCCGTCCATTTACTTTTTTACTTTTAACAAGACGATCTAATTCTTTTTCAGCTGCCTTTGCAGTATACTTAAGACCATTTTCTTTAGCATATTCTTTGTAAATTTGCAACATTTCTGAGCGTTTTATTACCTCATTTTCGTCCTCAAGAAAATTATTTTCAATAAAGTCCATATAAAAGTTAACTTCTTTATTATATATATTTTTAGCATCTTTAATACATTCTGGGACAGCTTTATTTTGATCCGCGTTGTAATACATGCTTGCTTCAATAATCCATTTTAATACTCCTTTCTTGTTTTTTCTAAATTTTTCTGCCAATGAAGGATCTCCCTGTCTTTCAAAGCTTTTCTTTGGATCATCTACAAATGATAACACGAATGGAAATAAGACGAGTCTTTCATACATTGCTTTGTCTGATAAATTTACAGAAATAGGATGATTAGTGCTTATAAATGGGACAAAAACTGGAGTAAATTCTTTTTGTTTTCCAAAAATTTCTCTTACACTAAGAGTGTCTGTTATACCTGTAAGTTGTTTCATTTGTCCATCATCAATTGCAGCATCTTCCTTGGTATCACTAAGAATACCAAATCTGCAATTTTCTAATTGACAAATCTCCGTGGAATGCGAACCGCCAGTTTTTTTGGGGCCTTCTAAAACTACACTGTTGTCCATTGCTACAGCATAATACATAAGAACATCCTTGATAGTATTCAGCAACATACTTTTACCATTATATCCGTGAGGGCCATATAAAATAATAAACATTTTCTTTTTAGGATTGCCCTGTGTCGCATATCCTATACACCACTTCAAATAATTATACATATCTTCGTTCCTCCCATTTTCTTCGGAAGTAATTTCTCTTACAAAATTGTCAAAATCAGACGAATCAGCATTTGGATCAAACTCAGTATCTATAGATTTTGTTATATTATCTTCAGGAACCGACGGTCTTAATTCTCCGGAAAAAAGATCAACCATGCCATTTTTAACGGAAAGAAAATGTGGATGGATATCTTTAATTTTGGAAAATTCTGTATCTCTGATAAGAGGCTTTATGAATCTTACAATACTTTGTATCATCATACCATCATTTAATCTTGTTATAATTTTTTGAGCAAGTACTATATTTTCTTCTGTGCTTGATGAATCAAGATCTGAATTAGAACATGCTGCTTTGTATTTTCTTAGAACTCTTACAACCGTCATGACTAATAATCGTTCAATAAATGAATAATCATCTTCTTGCCACAACTTTCCATTCCAAAAATAACTCATTCCATTCTTGATATCATTTATCCATTTTATTCTTTTTGGATAAAGATACATTTTTTGAAATAAATTCGATATCCCCATTGCCCCGTTATTGATACAGTCTTCGATCACAGTATGTTCTATTTCAAAAGTATTATCACAATGGACCCGTTCAAATGTTAAATTCTTTTCAGAAGACACATTGCCGATGATTTTAATGATTTTTTTATTTTTGGAATCTACGCAATTTCCAGAATGACAGCCTACGCAAATTAAATTATCAAAAACATACACAAAAAAACCTATTTGATCGTGAAAAATATTTAGGTCTTCGCTGCAAAAACAAGGCTCTGTGCGGTCACTGTAATTGAACTGGATAAAGCCAGACCCGTCTTCTTTGCCTTCATCAGCTGTAGGATGAATAATTTTTATTTTGTTTCTAATTTCTTTAAGAGATTCTTCTGTAATTATGTCAGATGTTTTTTTGATATTTTTGATATTTTTAAATAATGTGTCGCCTTGTTCAAATGAGTCTAAAATTATATGGTTTTTCTCTATATTTGTAATAAGATATTCCATGATATTTACCCCTCTTTCTTCTTCAAAAGGAACTAACTCGCTAATTTTACAATGTCCCACCATTCTTATATTTTGTGTTTTTTTATAAACCGACTTGTCAATGATATTTTCACTGAAACGAGAATGACATTTTTCTCTTAATTTAGTAGCTAAGAATGCTGCTTGATTTGCATTCAAAAATACTATAGCTGGATGAGTTGAAATAACCATATGATAAGAAAATTTATAACGATCATCTTTGGCTCGATGACAAGTTGCAAAATATATATCTCTTTCGTTTAATTCAAAATCAAAATCATCTTTGAAAACCTGGATTAAAAGTACTTTGATGTCTTCTTTTACTTTAAATGGGTCAAGATCAGGAAATTCATCTTTAAACCATTCTATATCAAGATAAGGTTTTACTTTAGCAGGAGCAACGATAAGCTCATTGCAAATATTCTCATTCGGAGGAAGATTATTTAAAACTTTAAGAGCTGCACCCCAGTTATCAAATGACCCATACTTCATATAACCCTGTGAAAAGTTAGCTTTTCCAATGTAGTCAGTTTCCCTAAACTTTTCAGGGACCAAAACAAGCTTCTTAACTATCTTTAAATTTGCAGCAGGAGTATTACCAGACATTTAAATTAATATCAAAATAAATTTTTAACTCGGGAAAATTTATTTTTCTTTGGAGTAATATAATTATTACTCCAAAGAAAAAATTGAGTATTTATCGGAAAAATACTCAATTTTTATACAATCAATATTTTTTTCATTCACATTATACTCATACCAAAAGTATTTCTCATCTATATTTTAAACTATAAGATTTTACCAGGGTTCTTGGAACGGTGTATACTAATCAATTGAATATTTTTTTATTCTTTGAATACTATATCATGGATTCTAAAGAGAATTTTACTTATTTATCAGTTATTTTAATTTTATCAATTATTTTATTTTTCCATACATTTTCTATACAGAAAGAAAATTTTGCCGAATTTGATACAGCGGAAAATTCGCGAGATATGCGAGATACAAAGTACCAAGAAATGATGTGCTTACTGAGAAGGACTACAGATGAAAATAAGCGGTGTGCAAGTATCCCAGGCCTGAATGAAAGACCTCACAATGATAATTGTTGTCCTAAGAATTTTAAAGATTTTTAAAATAATTTATAGTATTATATGGATTCCATTATTACAAAAGAAACTCTAAATAAATACACTTGGTATTATATTTCAGAAGTATTTGAAGCTATGATAGCTCTTACTATTTACAGAATGCTCACAGTAAAAGATCATTTTAATTTTCTTTTAATTTTGAAGGGGTCTTTGATAATTGGAGCAATTACTACTTTTCTTGAAAATTATAACCCAACTTATAGTAAAAGCGTGAAATCCGGCGCAATGGTAGCTATAGGAAGTAATCTAGTTAAAAATGTTTAAATTTCAATTTATTTTATAATAAAATATTTTATTATAAAAAATATTAATTTGTCGATCCAAATCCTTTCGAACCTCTTGCAGTAGATGATCTCTTAAATTCTTTAACTAATTTAAATGATACTTCCCCTAGATCAGCTCGGGCCAATTGAACATAGCGTTCTCCTTTTTTAACAGTGAAATCCACGTCCCCAGTATTATGCAGTGCTGCTTTGAGAGGTCCAGTGTATCCTTGGTCAATTAATCCGACACCATTAGCAAGACGAAGTGGTGTTTTAGAAATAGATGACCGGGGATACATGTTGTAACTATGATACTTAAAAAATCCTTTTAACTGACAACTAATTCCAAGGTTAATCAATCGAGTTTCTCCTGGATGAATAATTTCATCTTCTGCAATGAAGAGATCCAGACCTGAATCCCCGGAATGATACGTTGAATGTTTGATATACAATTCTTTCACTGAATTATTTTTTGGTTTAAGTAAAAATTTCATATGTTTATTAATATATAATATAGTTATTTCTTTAACATTAAAAAAATTGAATATTTTTTTATATTCCACAGTAAAATTAAAAATGATCAATTCATATATTACTCAAGTTTACTTTGAAATAATCAAAAAATCTCAACCTTCTGGGTATGTATTTGAATCAGAATATAACACCGGATCTAGTATTTATGATTCAGAATATCACTGTAAAGATGATACTAATACTCTTTATAGTCTTTACAGTGATATCCAAGAAGATAACGAATCATATTATTCATTATCTGATTTTGATGAATATGAATTTGAAATCAAAGAAACATCGAATGACCAAATTCTAGATTATTACTATAATTTAGATGATATCATCGAGAATTTTGTAAAAGATATGCGCAACTTAAATATTGTCATCACTAAAGAAGCATATAATGATGACAATATTTGTGATTTCCAAAAAAACTAAATAAAAACCTAAAAAAACTTAAAAAACTAAATAAAAACCTAAAAAAACTAAATAAAAACCTAAAAAACCCCAACAAATTTGTTGGGGTTTTTTGATGTACTATGATTATTTTCATTTTATTTAGAAATCTTCATCCATTGAAAATACCATTTTATCTTGCGTAGTATCTGCACCAGCCTTAGAATAATTAGTCACGCGATTCTCGAAAAAATTTTGCTTGTTTTCCAGGGAAATGTAATCCATAAATGAAAATGGATTCTTTGAATTAAATAATTTGTTGTATCCTAATTCAACTAACCAGTAATCTACAACAAATTCAATGTATTGTATCATTAACTTAGCATTCATTCCGATCAAACTTACAGGTATAGATTCTGTTATAAATTCTTTTTCAATAAGATAAGCTTCTTTGAAAAGCGCGTGAACCATCGCTTCTGGTAATTTCTGTTCCAATTTCGAATAAAGTAAAACGCAAGTTCTGCAATGCATTGCTTCATCTCTGCTGATAAATTGGTTAGATAAACTTAGCCCTGGCATAAGTCCTCGTGTTTTAAGCCAGAAAATTGCGCAAAAACTTCCAGAAAAGAAAACTCCTTCGATTACTCCAAAAGCAAGAATTCTCTCGGCAAATGAACTATCACTATTAACCCATTTCAATGCCCAGTCTGCTTTTTTCTTTACAATACTATTTGTTTCTATAGAGTTAAATAACTTCAATTTTTCTTGAGAATCTGTGATATACGTTTCGATGAGTAGACTATACAGCTCACTATGCACTGCCTCGATAAGAAGTTGTGTAGCATACAAATTACGCGCTTCGGGAATTTGGATTTCATTATAAAAATTTATAGCAAGATTTTCATTGACAATGCCATCGCTACTTGCAAAAAAAGCTAAAATATTTTTAAGAAAGTATCTTTCATTGTCATTCAATTTTTCTTTCCAATCGAACGTGTCTTGTGTAAGATCACATTCTTCAACAGTCCAAAAACTTGCCAGAGACTCTTTATATAATTTATAGATATCAGGATATTTAATAGGGAATAACACGAATCTCTGAGGATTTTCGCGTAGAATTTCTTCTTTGGAAGGATCAAAAGAAAATTTGGATGGACTTGTCATTTATATACAATGTTATTATTTCTTTAACTTGATTTTATTTCAAGATAAAGTTTAACTAAATCTGCTTTACCAAGAGAATTTTGTCTTACAGTATCAGTCGAAATACTATAGTCTATCTGTTTCAGTCTATTTATCAATATTGATACTGGTATTTTACTTTTTATAAAATGGAATGATTTTGGTCTAAGAGAAATCAAGTTTTCTATAAAGATTTCTCCGCATTTGCTGCCAAAAGCCTTTATAGCAAAATCAAACTGAGATAATTCTGGGACTGTTGGTTGGTTTTTGGAATCTTTTGCCCCATATTTAATAAACACGAAATCATCACAAACTGTCGGTAAAATAATTTTACTTCTAGGAACTTCTTTTCTTTCCCAAATTTGGAAGCAACATTTAGCATTCATATTTGGTGTAAAACAACCATTTTCTGGAAGATCTCTTGATGAATGCAAATGAAAATTTAAATTTAATTTATTTTGAATACTTGTTCTTTTGAATGTTCGAGGAATGATAAAAGCAATAATATCAGCAAATTTAGTAGAATGATTGAAAAAATTTATTGCTAGACTTGAAACTCGTCCAAATGGGGGATTTCCTATAATAATTACAATTTCATTGTTTCTAGAACGACAATATTCATAATCGAAAAAATCCATTTTTTCGATTCCTGGAAACTTTGGTTCAAGATCAATGCCAATTCGGGTATTTTCTGGGAGCAATTTAAAAAATGACCCTGTACCAGCACTTGGTTCTATAAAAATTTTTTGACTTTTAATTTTATCAGTAAAATCAAGAAGTTCAGTATAGCATTCTTTGGCTACTTCTTCTTTTGTATAAAATTGATCTAATGGTGCCATTATGATTTAGAATAAAATATTTTTTAACTGCTTTAAGTACACAAAAAAACCCCTAAACAGTTTTTTTGTTTAGGGGTTTTTTAGTTTTTGTTTAGGGGTTTTTTAGTTTTTGTTTAAGGGTTTTTTAGTTTTTGTTTAAGGGTTTTTTAGTTTTTTCAGAGGAAATTAACTCGTGTGCTATATTAGATTTTATAATGTTTTCTTCGGTAAGCCAAGCTAAGTAATCAGAATAATCGATTTCAATGTGTTCTGAAGAAACTTTTCCAATAAATTCATCATATTTTCTTTTTCTGTTAACGTTTATGTTATTCATTTTTATTTTTTAGATATATTAAATAAAAAATTCAATTTTTTATAAAAAAAGTTATAAAATATGAAAAAATACTTGATGCTAATGAAATACCTAAACTAGTAAATAATACTATAGTTATAGTTTCTGAAATACTATTTTTAAGATTACTTTCATCTCTAATTGAATTATCAGCAATGATTATAAAGTGAGCAATTATATAAAATATAGCAATACATGAAATACTTGCTATATAAATATTTATAACTACCATTACTCTTGAGTATTTTTTTCTTTTTAACTGATACTTCAGTATTGTCGAAGTAAATTTAGTACCACACGTCGAGTCTTTGCGCACAGCTGAAAAATGTCCAATGATATTTTATTTTCGAAAATAAATAGTAAATGCTTTGATTCTTTCAAATACTGTTTTTTTACTAAGTTTTACTAAATTACTACCTTGATTTTTAAAAAGTAATTCTTTTTTATAAATAGTATAACTTACACCATTGTCTAATAAAAATTCTATTATGTCTGTAAAATTGAAATCTATAGCTATTCTGATAGGTTCATTTTTATACGTGTTAACATTTGCCCCACCATTTACAAGACTTTTAACAATTTCTAAATTTCCAAGAAAAACAGATTGTATAAGTGCTTCTGAATTAGGTTCTGCGCCCAAAGATAAAAGATATTTTACAATTGAGTAATTATCCATGCTTACTGCAAGGTAAAGTGCATTATCAAGATAAATAGATATATTGATATGATTTGCTACAAGAAATTTTAATATATCTATAAGATCATTTGTAATCGAATAATTTATCATGTCTTTTATAGAAATAGTAGTATTTTCATCTGATTTATATTTGGTTAAATAAATTTCATCCCCCATTTAATATTTACAAATAAAATAAATTTCTTATTTTATTCTAAAAATAAAATATATATTTTATTTTTTTTTCTTTTGATAAAGTATAATGGATTTTTGTAAACATTCTGAACTATTTGGCCAAGTAGGAAAAGACTTACACTCTTATAGAGTTTTTGACATTGCTGTGGTTGACGTATTGGCAACTGTTTTAAGTGCTTATCTAATTGTTAGATTGCTTCCACAAAATATATTGGCTAAACTTCCTGGTAATAATCCGTTTCTTACTGTATCCATTTTGTTATTTGGTCTAGGTATCATTTCTCATCGTCTCTTTTGTGTTAGATCCACAATTGATAAGCTATTATTTCCATGAGCAACAAAAACTTAAATTTTTTATATAATTTAAGTTTTTTTACTGTCAGTTTCTGATACAAAGGTTAAAGAAATAAAATAATTATATTAAAAGAATGGATTATGTGGAGCAGAAAGCTGATAGAAAACAACGACGTATAGGAAAAAATATATCAAATATAAAAAGTATAATGCAGGTTCATGCAGAAAAAATGAATTATTTTGAAAATTTACAAAATGTTATTCTTGTAAAAAAACAGAAATTATTAAAAAATGATAAGAATAATTTAGATTTACAAGAAGAAATTGATAATATTATTGAAAGAAAAGAAGAAATAGAATATCATCTTAATACTGCTCATATAATAAGTGATTTCGTGGATTTAGAAAATACTTCTGATGAAAAAAGTATATTTCAAGAAACAAAAATTTTATCAGAATACAATTACAAGCGTAATGAATTGATAGGTGATTACTTTAATGCAATCAGAGAAGAAAGACCCAGTCTTAATATAAAAGAAGATCGACCAACTATAAATATATGCAAACACTGTATTATAGAAATGATAGAGAGTTCCGAAGGATTTGTCTGTATTAAGTGCGGATTTTGCGATTCGTCAACATATATTAGCAATATTCCATCTTATAAAGATTCTCAGGAATACGAGAAAAAAATAGTCATAGATTATAAGCGTATAAATTACTTTGCCGAATGGCTCAATCAAATACAAGCTAAAGAACAAACAGAAATTCCAGAAGGTTTAACAGATTCATTAATTCTAGAATTTAACACTGAAAAAATAACTGACATGAGAAAATTAGATATTATAATCATGAAAAGGTTATTAAAGAAAATTGGATATTCTAAATTCTATGAACATATTCCTTTGATTATATATAATTTTTCAGGTATTAGACCCCTTACTATACCATCTTCGATAGAAAACAGGTTAAAATTTATGTTTAATGAAATTCAAATCCCATGGGAAACATATAAAGATAAGGCTAGAAAAAACTTTTTTAGTTACCCTTATATACTATATAAATTTTTTGAAATATTAGAAATGCGTGATTTTTTACCATATGTTACATTTCTTAAATCAAGAGATAAATTATATAAACAAGATATTGTTTGGAAAAAAGTAATATCAGAATTAATTAATGATCAAAAACGTGGAGATACTGATAAATTATATGATATACAATGGAGATTTATTCCAAGTGTGTAAAAGATTAAAAAAATAATTTCAAGTAAAATAATACAATTTTATTTGAAATTGTATTGTAATGAGTAAGATAGTAAAAATTGGAGACAGCGAATACAACCTGGATCAAATTGCTAATGCATTGAAGAATAATACTAAAAATTTAGAAAAGGAAAAAGATCAACAAGAATTTGTAAAATTACTGATGATCTTTTTATTATTTAGATACTTTATCATTTGCAGACTTCTGTCGAACCAACGTGGGATCGTCCAAGGTCTTTATATTTTTTTCACAATGAGTTTAGCTACTTTGATTTCACAAGTATAAAATAAATATTGTTTTATTTTTTAGGTTTTTTATTGATTGTAAATTTTGTTCCTTTATGAGTTGATACGCTAGAAGTATAAGCACTTCTAGAAGTGCTAGTATACATAGAATTATTTGTAGCCCATATTTCTGGGCTACACATTTTAAATTTTGGATCATCATGTAGTTCACCGCGATAGTAAAATACTTGATCTTCCAATTTATTACTTTGCGACGTGTTATCAATGACTAAGCAATTATAGTCGGAAGTACAAGCGTCCAAGACTTTTTCAAAAAAAGCCATGCTTGGGAACATTCCAGCATAATTCTTATAAATTTTCTCTCTGTCAGAAAAATTATTGTTTTTAAGAATAAAGGTATAATCTATATTTGTTCGCATAGCAGGGGGTAGACCCATAGGAGATTGCATCGTAAGTATATATAGTATCTTGAAGTGCCTACCATTAAAGAAAATTTCTTTAATAGATTCATCTTTCGACCAACTACTAGAGTCGCTGAGACAATCATCAAATAATAAAAACGCATTAGGATTTCTCCAATTTTTATCAATAGCTTTTTGTTGTCGATCAAATATCTTCGTAAGAATTTCTGGGGAGTACTTTTTATGAATAAACATTCCTGGTATAAATTTATCATAAAAATGTGTTAAATTATCTGTATGGGATATCACTGTACCAACAGGGATATCCCGTTTGTGGTACAGTATGTCTTTAACAAGAACACTTTTTCCTGTATTACGCTTTCCTAAAAGAACTATTATACTTTCTCTGGGAACTTTTTTCATATTGAATGGTTTCAAATTTATTTCTATGTCTTTTTTGCCTGACATTGTTAATTTAATATTACGAAATAAAAATTATTTCGTAATATATCGTGGTTTTATTAAAATGGGGCAATACCTGTCAAAACTTCTTCTGAAATACTTCCTTTAAGCCCATTAATATAGATAGTCAATAAACTAACTAAAGTAACGATGAAAATTGAATTAATATAATCGGATTTATCTGCTTCTTTGCCACTTAATTTTGTTGTAACAAATGTAAAAACAATACTTAATAAAATTGCTAAAATGATGATGCTGTAGCTATTTTTAAAGTAAACTAAAAAAGAACTCATTTATATTATAATTTTATAGAATAAATAAATAAATCTGAACAAACTTACTTTTATTTATTCACTATCAGAAAAGAAATTTGCATCATCAATGCGGTTTTGAATATTAGGAACAGCTTCGTCTTCTTTATCAGCTAAAAAAAATATTTTTTTATTGATACTATTTCCCATAAATCCTGTAGGGGTTTCATCCACTGACCTGCCAGAAGTTACTTCTAGATCAGGTCTTTGATCTTCATGTTTTTCAAAAAGACTGCCAGGGATATCATCATTAGGATAATTATTTTTATCTTCAAAATGTTCTCCTGCGGGTTCTTTCATAAATAAATCTTCTTTCCCGTGAAGATCTTCTTCGCTTGAAACACTTTCATTTCCAGTGTCGTCGCTTTTGTTTGAATGATGGCTTGAAATACTTTCATTTTCAGCTACAATATCATCTTCAATCGTCTCTTTTATATCATCTAGACCTATATCTATAAGATAACTTTCTATGATATCTTGAATAGGAATAAGATCCCGGATAGTTTTCTCTATAGATATACCAATTATATTTTTACTTCTTTTAACATTTCTTTGTATTTCAGAAACTTCCATACAAGTTTCGCGATCATCCATTAAATAAGGATCTTGATACATTTGTCTGGCAGTTTCTACATAGGCTTTGTGAATAAAAATTACAGCTGTAGGCACCTTGATATCTATTTTTTTCGATTTACCCATATGGATAGATGATAACACTTTAACATTTGCTACAAATACAGCATCTATAAGGCCGTTGATATACGATTCGTCAGCTTTACGAAGAATACGTTTAAATTCCTTGTCTATAATATCAGTATTCCAACGGATAACAGAACAAAGTTTTTCTTGGAAAGATTTTAAAACCAGATCATTTTTCCGGCATGAATCAAAAATCGATTTGATTCCTTCATAAATAAATGGTGCTAAAAGATCAATCAATTGATCTGTATATAGGTTTTTCGCGGCTACCACAGATGCGCCAGAATCTTCCATAATATTCTTATTTATTTTGATTTTAAAAAACTTTTTTTAACGAAATTTTATTTATTATCTTCGATTTGCTGGAGGAGTCGCGCGTCTAGAACTTACAGGAGGAGATGTCCTCGAACTTACCTCCGATACTGATAGTATTTCAATAGGGATAAGGGATTCTTTAATAGGCTCGTTTCTTTCTTTAATAGTGTCTCTAATTTTTTGATTAAAAGCCTCAACATTGTCAATTTCTAATTCTTTTGGCGTAACTATATCTTTTACGATTTCATTATTTTCAGTATTTAGTAAATTACTATTTTTAACACGTTCATTAAGAATTCTGTCTTGTTCCTTGTCAAGTTCTTTTTTATCTGATTCTTCTTTTTCTCTTATTTGTTTTTTTTCTAAAGTTCTTGCTGCTTCAAGAGCAATATTTTTTTCTACCAGTTTTTTTTGAATTTTTTCAAGTTCAAAAGCTTTCCTGTTTTCTTCTTCTTGAAAAATTCTTAACATATTTTCATCATCAAATGCTTTTATTTTATTCTCCATATTTTCTAAAGAAGCTGATAATTCATTTTCTTCATCATTTTTTACTTTAGAAATTTCCTGTGATTCAAATGATTTTAACTGTTTTTCCAGATCATTATTGACTTCGGTTTTACAAACAGTGACATACTTTCTTCTCGACATATTCTTAATATCATATAAATTTATTTAATTATCATAAAACAATCGAAAAAAAATATATGATAATATATATACAAAGTATATATGCCGATAAAATGCGAAGGCGGAGATAAATTCCCTAAAAAAATGCGCGAATATCACTTAGCTTGTATCAATTTAAAAATCCTCATGAATTTAAAACCTTCTCATAAAAATTTCATACGAGATGTAACCAAGGTTTTACCATTTGCTACAAAAAATTTTAATTTACAACACAAATTAAATAAAAAAAACTTTTTCGAAAAAGAAATTGAACAATATTTTGTACAAAATTTTGAAAATTGTAAAAACTATTTACTATGGAAAAAGACAATAAAAATAAAATAATATACTATTTGATAAAGTTTTATTGAAAATTTTCGACGAGACCGTCTCGTTGAAGTGAATTTAATCCGATTCTGAAATTGATACCGTACGTCGAGTCCTTGCACACAGCCGAAAATACCCAATTGTGTAGGCCTTTCTGAATTCTACGCGCTGCTTTAGTTCTTCTTAGATAATTATTCTTCGTTCTTAACTGGATTCTTTTGATACAACTGTATCTTCTGATATCAAAATCGATTTCATTGAAAGATAGTTTGTCGACTGAAGTCAAATTATTTCCATAGTAATTAAAATAAATTAAACCTATAGGCAAATTCTCGATTACTTTAATTTGACAATTTCTGCAACTAAACTTAGTTAGCCCTTTAGGCAAATTCTCGATTACTTCGATTCGATTACCGTTGCAACCAAATCCAGTTAAACCTTCAGGCAAATTCTCGATTACTTCGATTTGATTGCCGCTGCAACGAAATTCAGTTAAACTTTCAGGCAAATTCTCGAGTACTTCGATTTGATTACCCCAGCAATCAAAATTAGTTAGCCCTTCAGGCAAATTCTCAATTACTTTAATTCGATTACCGCTACAATAAAATTCAGTTAAACTTTCAGGCAAATTCTCGATTACTTTGATTTGACAGTGTAGGCAACTAAAAATAGTTAAACTTTCAGGTAAATTCTCGATTACTTCAATTTGACAGTTCCAGCAACTAAAATTAGTTAAACTTTCAGGTAAATTCTCGATTACTTCAATTTGACAGTTCCAGCAACTAAAATTAGTTAAACTTTCAGGTAAATTCTCGATTACTTCGATTCGATTACCGTTGCAATTAAATACAGTTAAACTTTCAGGTAAATTCTCGATTACTTCAATTTGACAGTTCCAGCAATCAAAATCAGTTAAACTTTCAGGCAAATTCTCGATCACTTTAATTTGATTACCACTGCAATCAAAATTAGTTAAACTTTCAGGTAAATTTTTGATTACTTCGATTCGGTTGTTTCCACAATAAAATTCAGTTAAACCTTCGGGTAAATTCTCGATTACTTCGATTCGGTTGTTTCCACAATAAAATTCAGTTAAACCTTCGGGTAAATTCTCGATTACTCCAAGGTTTTTCCGAGACAAGTCAAGTTTAGTCATCATTTATTATTTTATAAAACTATTTCTTTAAATAATCATTTTACTGTATATCTAGAATAAGTCTTGTGAGAAAATCCAAATATTTTTATAAATGTAAATATAAATGAATACTTACATAATTAATCTCGATAAAGATAAAGACCGTCTGATTTCTATCCAGACACAGATATCTAGAGAAAAAATGGGAAATTTTATCAGAGTCCCTGGAATTTTAGGAAAAAAAACTATACCAGAAGATCTGAAAAAGTTTATAAATTATTCTAAACTTAAATATCAACCACCCGGATTAGTAGGATGCGGTCTTTCGCATATCAATAGTTGGAAAACATTTTATGAAAGCGGAAAAGATTACGCCCTTTTTCTTGAAGATGATGCTGAACTTCAAATTGGATTCAGAGAAAAATGGAAAAATTATTCAAAAGACATCCCAAAAGATTTTGATGTAATATATCTTGGCGCATTTATAGGAAGTAATATAGATAAAAAATACAGTTTTGACTATTCGATGATGAAAATGCTCAATCTAAATTCCGTAAAAAAAGTAGAAAAAATTAGTGATAATATATTTGTTCCTGCATTACCACTTGCTATGCACGGTTATATATTATCAAGAAAAATGGCAAAGTATTTATTGGGTGCTTTTGAAAAAGACAAACTTAATTGGCATATAGATTTTCAAATTCTTAGGTATCTAAAAAATAAAAACAGTTATGCTGTATCCCCATCTCTTATTTCTCAAAAAGATATAGATATAAATACATCTACCAATGCAAATTTTTCATTTCCAAAAAGTATTAACAAGGTTTTAACTGTTAAGGATTCTGAAGGAATACCCATGAATTACAAATTAAGTCTTCCACACTTCGAAATACACGAAACCCCGATAAATGGATACACGTATATATTTTTTATATTTGGAATGCTTAGCGGAATAGGCAAAGAAGACCCGTTAAAATTAATAATAATCTTTATATCATTTTTTATATTTGACGGCATCATTACTAATTCGCTCTGTGATAAAACTAACACTAAAAATTTTTTATTAATATTATCATTTGGTTTAATAGGGAATTTAGCTGGTAATTTAGTAAGATTCTTGGTTTAATTGGTAAATTTCAATATTAAAAAATTTACATAATTCTTCTGTTTTACAGATATCTTTATATACATTGTCATATACGATTTTTTTTATTTTAGTAGCTGAAATTAATTTTAAACAGGATCCACAAGGAGAATGTGAACAATATAACACAGAATCCTCGAATTTACTTTGAGCATACAACACAGCATTCATTTCAGCATGAATTACAAGCTCTTTTACTTTAGTGCGATCTGACCAATCAATTAAAGAGTCATCAATTCCTGCTACCATTGAATTGTATCCAGTGCTAATAATCCGATTGTCTTTAAGGGACACTAATACGCTCCCCACTTTTAATTTCGGGTCTTTGCTTCGTAATTTAACTGCATGTGCGATGTTAATGAAATAAGTGTCCCAACCAATCATATTACTTATTTAATAGTTAACTTTTTAAGTTTGTTACTTCCAGACACACTTATTGCAAAAACAATATTCAATATCTTCAGTGTCAAGTAAATTTTTTTCAACTTGATACTTGTTAAGTTTAATAGAGTAATTACGCCAATCAGGCACAGAAATATTTGTAGTTCTATTGAAGCAAATATTGCACATTAATTTAGAACATCTAGCACAAATTAGTATTTCATTAAAATTAATTTTACAAATACTACAGAACATTAATTAATTAACAAATTATTTTTTTAAGTTTAGCACCATTTCTTTGATCCGGTGAAATATATTGATACCGATCGAATGCGAAATTGATATCATCTGATTTACACTTGTTGATAAAATAAAAAATTGATTTATATTTTATATATCTAAGAATAATCAAATATGCAAGCAAACCAAATATTTTATGAACTCATCTGGCCTTACGCTTGCTAACTTAAAAAAACTAAAAACTTAAAAAAAAGAAAAAACTCCTAAACAATTTGTTTAGGAGTTTTTTGACGTACTTTACTGCTACCACTCATTTATTAGAAAAAATTAACTGGATAATCTGTATCTAAATTCAAATCTTTGATTACTTGTTTTTTTAGATAATCTTTGCCGTTCCAAGAACCCTACTAAAATCTTATAGTTTGTTATACAAACTTATATCGCTCCACAGACCAATTTATAGATTTTAGTCGATTCTGTAACCGCCAAGGAACGAAGACGGTAAAGGATATCTTTTGATATAAAGATATCCTTATAATACTAGAATTTTTAATACCATCTTGGCTCTCGATGACATACCTAGTATTTTTGAGATCATTAGAACTGGTTATTCTTCACTATTATTTAATATAATTATTTCTTTAACTCCAAATAAAAACCTATATTTCAGATTAACTTCATTCTTCTTTGATATCATCTATAGTCTTATTAAAACTAATATGCCTTGGTTCAAACAGTTCTTTGAATTCATAGTAAAATACCATATTTTACTATGAATTCAGGCAACAGTTGAAGCCCTCCATTTACTATTTAACTAAATTTCTTTTTAACCATCATATTCAAAATACCTAGCTTCGAGTTTATCTAATATGTCAATACCTCTCTCTCCTCCGTACGCATCAATAAAATCCTTGTATTCTTCTTTTGTATCGCATAAAAATATAAGATCACGCAGCCCGCCAGAATTCTCATAATCTTCTACTGTAAATACATAAAATCTTTTATTTAGATCTTTTAAGTCCACATTAATTTTAATTTCCTTCATTGCTATTTAACTAAATTTCTTTTTAAGTTAAAATATAGTATTTTGTTTTTAATTTAAAAAGAAAAGATAATATTTAATTAATGGGAATAAAGATAACTTATTCTGAAATAAAGGAATTTATTAATGAAAGTGGTGGTAAATTAGTTACTACATATGAAGAATATGCTAATAAAATGAATACAGAATCAAAATTAATAATTGCTTGTAGATGCGGCGATAATAATATTATAAAATCTTTTAAAAATTATAAGAAATTTCAAAATTGTACTGTATGTATGAAAAAAAATAAAACAAAATTACGTTATTCTGACGTATTAAAATTTGTTTCTGAATCTGGAGGAATATTAAATACTACCAATGAAGAATTTGATGATAAAAAAATGACTACTAATGATATTTTTGATATAACTTGCAGATGTGGAAATAATGTCTTGAAAACATTTGGGGATTTCAAGACTTATCCTAAATGTAAAAAATGCAAATCAAGACCAGAATATGATGAAATTTTAACTTTTATTGTTAATTCTGGAGGAAAATTAGATACCTCTAAAGAAGAGTTTGATAATAAAAAATTAGATTTAAACAGTAAATTAGATATAACTTGTAGCTGTAGTAAAAAAATATCAAGATCTTTCTGTAAATATAAAATTAATACAAAATGTCAAACTTGCAATGATCCAAGGATATATTCTTATTCTGAAATCTTATCTTTTATTGCTGAAAATGGTGGAAAATTGAATACTTCTATTAAAGAATTTAACGATAAAAGAATGAATTCTACAAGTAATCTTGATATTACTTGTAAATGCGGAATTAGTTTTAGCAAATCTTTTGGGGTTTATAAAAATTCGTCTAATTGTCAAGAATGTTCTGCAAATAAAACACCATATCAAGATATTTTAACTTTTATTACTAAAAGTGGTTGTGAATTAAACACTTGTAATGAAGAATTTACTGGTAAAAAAATGAACACAGATACAAAACTAACTATTACCTGTATTTGCGGAGAAATTATGATGAAGTCTTTCAGTGATTACAAGAGATCTAATCAACGTTGTTATTTATGTGTCAATGAATCTAGAAAAACTTCCTATCAAGAAATATCAGAATACATAGATAAATCTGGTGGAAAAATGAATACTTCTGAAGACAGCTATAAACAATTAAATTCTCATTCGATTATCAGTATTATATGTATTTGTGGAGAAATTATATTAAGAAGTTTTATACAATATAAGAAAAGTTCTATATGTATAAAGTGTATTGAAATAAAAAGAAAAGCAACAAACATCGAAAGATACGGTCGCGAAAACTGTTTCCAAAATGAAGAAATTAAAGATAAGATAAAAGCAACAAACATCGAAAGATACGGTTGCGAAAACCCCATGCAAAATGAAGATGTTAAAGCAAAAACAAAAGAAACATGGAAAATTAATTATGGAAAAGAACATCCTATGCAATCTAAAGAAATTCAAGATAAATCAAAAGCATCCAATATGGGAAAGTATGGGGTAGATTATTATGTTCAATCTGAAGAATTTAAGACTAAATATAAAGAAACTTGTTTAGAAAAATATGGAGTAGAAAATTATGTTCAATCTGAAGAATATAAAATTAAATCAAAAACTACTTGCTTAGAAAAATACGGAGTAGAACATCCTATGCAAAATCCTGGAATATTTGATAATCTTATTAAAAAATTATATAAAAGAAAAGAATATATATTTCCTTCAGGGAAAGTAGTTAGTCTTCAAGGATATGAACCATATTATATGGACAAAATGCTAGAATTATATGATGAAACAGAAATTCTTACAGATGCAATAGATATGCCTGAATTTTGGTATTACATGCATAATTCCAGTGTCCCAAGAATATACTATCCTGATTTCTATATTCCAAAAGACAATTTAGTTGTTGAAATAAAATCTACTTGGACGTTCAGTATAGATATTTCAAAAAATATGCAAAAATTTAAAACTGTCAAGTATTCAAATTTTAACTTTAAAGTAATAATTTTTGATAGTAAAAAGAATTTCTTTGAAATAACTCACTTAATTTAAGCATATTCCTTCTGATCTATTCTTGATATTTTTTGAAGAACCAATTTTTATTTTATAAGGATCATTTTCATCAATTTCTGCTAAATACACACATCTTTTAAAATTTAATTTTTCTATAATAGTTTTATGTCTGCCTTTGTGTCTTGATAAGTCCGTAATAGATATCATTGAAATATTACCGCAATTACAAATATATTGTAATTTTTGTTTACTTCCAGTATATTCTGTAGATAATAAAGTATATTTTTTTTTTCAATAAATCTCTGTTTAACTTCTTCAATTGTGAGTTTCTTCATATAAGTGCTTTTATCATTTATATGAATATCTTTTTAACTTTATTTTATCCTGAACACATATCGCAATTTTCTTTATTGTCGAGACTACAGTATAGCGCAGCAGTATCTTCTGGAATAATTTCAATTTTCTTTTCAGCTGTATTTTCTTTAGATACTGTAAACTGAATTGGCCTCGAAATCGCCAAACTTCTGAGGTAATAAAGACCCGTCTTAAGTCCACTTTTAAATCCATGAAAATGCATACTGCTAATTTTCGCGATACTTGGTTCCCGGACGAACAAATTCAACGACTGCGAATGATCAATAAATAATCCCCTATCACTACTATAATCGATGAGAACTCGTTGAGAAATTTCCCATACAGTCTTATATAAGTCCTTGATATTCTTTGGAATACTTTCAATCTTTTGAATACTTCCTTGATGGAAGATAATTAATTCTTTCATTTCATTATTCCATAAATTAAGATCGATCAAATCCAGTACAAGATATTTATTTATGACCGGGAAATCTCCACTTAAAGTATTTCTTATCATAAAGTTGTTACCAATTGGCTCATTACTCTCGAAATTTCCCAATATTTGAGAGGTGCTGGCGGTCGGAGGCTGGGCTGTTAGCATGCTATTTCTAAGACCATATTTAATTACACTTTCTTTCAAAGCGTCCCAGTCATAATCAAGAGAAGGATCAGAATTTTCAATGCCCCACATATTATGTTGGAAAATGCCTTCACTTGAAGGAGAACCCTTAAAAGAAGAATAGGTTCCGTGAATTTTAGCAAGTTCATTGCTTTTCTTGAGTGCATAATATTGAATCGTTTCATAGATTTTAAAATTTAATTCTCTTGCCCCAGCACTCTCAAAAGGAAGACGCATCTCGAAGAATAAATTTTGGATACCTTGGGTCCCCAGGATGATAGGCCTTGATCTTTTATTAGAAACCTCTGTTTCAGGCACAGGGTAAAAGTTCACATCGATAACTTTATTTAAATTAACTACCATCACTCCGACAATTTCACCTAATTTTTTAAAGTTGAAAAATGGTTCGCCTTTCGAATTAAATTCCACGAATTTTTTTACACTAAGAGTCGCAATGTTGCAACAAGCTATCTCCTCTTTCGAAGACTTTAACATGACTTCAGCACAATTACCAGTAAGTATTCCATTAAATACTCCCATCCCTTTTTTAGGTTCTGTGAAACAATAAGTATCTGAAATTCTACCTTCATCGACTACCGAATCAACAAATAATGGAATTTGTTTATTGCATTTTTTAATTGGAACTCCGAAATTGATACCAACAAAGTAAAGTCTAGAAATAACATTTTCTGGTAAAATTAATTTAAATGTATTTTTGTCTTCTTCTAAAATTGTATCACATCCTAAAGTTTGAATAAGAAGTTGTGTTTTAATCAGGAAATCTTTAGCTGTATTAGTTAGTATATAAATACTATTCTTAACAATGAGATCTCTGTCAATAAAAGTTTGGAGCCATTTCAATTTGATATCTATTCTACAATTCAAAGGAACTTCAAGACCGGTATATTCGGAGGATCCTCTTGTAATAAGTGGAAAATCGCGTTGTTTAAGTTGCATTCCAGGGAGTAAATCTTTAGCTTCAAATTTCTTATTAGTTTCAGTATAAAAACGATGATATTCAGTGCATTCAAGCGAAGCCCCGTTTGAAAGATTTACTTTAATCAAAGGCTGATTGTTTCCAGTTTTACAAATTAAAGTTTTACTGAATTCTTCTCCATTCCATACTTCTACTTCTGTTCCAGCTAAACTTTCAATCGAAAAGTAGCCTTCTCTAGTAAGAATCATTGTCTCAGGTGCTACACAAAGATTCGAATTTTTAATAGTTCCTAGATTTTTCTGGTTATTTTTCTGGTTGACAGCATTAGAGTATAACATATAAGGCATACCTGTTTCAATTTGACTTACAATAATTTTAGACCAGACTTCTCGGGCTTTCAATGTTTCCCTGGATTTTCCTTCTGAGACGTATTGTTGATGAAGTTTCTTGTAAGCTTCTCCGAAAGCGTCTGAGAGATCTGGGCAATCATCCGCCGAAAGCAAGTCCCAGTCAAGATCGTTTTCCACGCATTCCATAAAGTAATCAGAAATCCATAATGCGCTGAATAAGTCTCTTGTTCGTAAATTTTCATCCCCTGTATTTTTACGGATATCAAGAAATTCCATGATGTCTGGGTGATTTGTTGGGAGGTAAACAGCTATCGATCCTTTTCGTTTTCCTCCTTGATTGACATACCTGCCAATATCGTTGAATAAGCGGAGCATTGGTATTATACTTTCTGTTTTACCCCCAGTTCCTTTGATAATAGAGTTTTTGCCTCTGATATCTCCAACATTTAACCCGATGCCTCCAGCAAATTTAGAAATTTGCGCAGTATTTCCAACAGTTTCCATGATATTTTCAAGAGAATCATCCATTGAAAGCAAAAAACAACTTGAATTTTGTTGTCTTTTAGTTCCACTATTAAAAAGCGTAGGAGATGCATGTGTAAAAAGTAAATCGCTGAAAATTTTATAACTTTCTATAGCTTCTATGACACATTCATTTCCATCGCTGTTATGAAGACCTAGAGCTACTCTCATCATCATAAATTGAGGAGTTTCAATGATCACGCTTGTTCTTGTGTTATTATCCATTTTTTTAAGAAGATAACTTCTTTCTAAAGTTTTCAAGCCAAAGAAATCAAACAGATAATCATTTTCAAAATTAATAGTTTTATCTAAAAGTTCTTTATTCTTTCTGACAGCTTTCATTACGTTGTCATCTATGACAGAAGTCTGGCCGAATTCAGAACTGTGAAGTATTTCAACTGCTTCGGAAAATTTTTTTGGAGTATTTTTGTGAAGATTACTAATTGAAATTCTTGCTGCTAAAGTATTGTAATCAGGATGGTCAATTTTTGCAGCAGCAAGACGAGCAGATATTTCATCGATCTGGGTAGTAGAAATACCATCAAAAAGATTAGAAATAATTTCGATACAAAGTTCGTCTAAATTCACGCCTCCAAGAACTTTTAAACCAGCTTTACTATTTTCTTTTTCAACTAATTTAGCAATTCTATAGTGAATCTTCTCAAAATTCAATTGTTGTTCTGAACCGTTTCTTTTGATAATTTTCATTTCAATGTATTAATATTACTAACAATTATTTTTTTAACTTGGTTTTTCCGAAGAAAATCTTTAAAAAAATAAAAGACTATCTGATGCAAGATAAAAATATTTTAAAATTTTGTAGTAAGTTACACAATTGTTGCTGTATCAATTTCTGTAACAATTTCTGCAATTGTTGCTGTAACAATTTCTGCAATTGTTGCTGTAACAATTTCTGCAATTGTTGCTGTATCAATTTCTGTAACAATTTCTGCAATTGTTGCTGTATCAATTTCTGTTATTGTTTCTGTGACAGTCGCTGTTATTGTTTCTGTGACAGTTGCTGTTATTGTTTCTGTGACAGTCTTGCAATTGTGGCGTGTATGATTATGGCGATGAGGTTTTCGCGCAACAATAGTACCTGTCAATAATAAATATGAAAGAATAGAAATAAACATTGTTATACTTTTATACATGTAAAATAAAAAATCGATATATACTTAAAAAAAAAATATATATGTAAAGTAAATGAGTTCTGATAATAACAAACTTAAAATTGATCTTTTCACTACCCAATTTAACCAGTTGATAAATGATTTAATTGAGTTATATCCAAATGACAATAGTCTTACTTTACTCCAAACTGTTGCTAATGGGATGATATTTATGAACCCAAATTCGTTCGTAAAAACCACTGTTGATTATCTGAAACCATATAATGAGAAAATTTTAATAAAAGATGAATCCTTTTTCCTTAATGAAATTATTGCTGATTTCGAAAATCATACATTCATTGCTGATGAAATTAAAAAAGTCCATGATATATGGATTAAACCGGAAACTTCAGATGCTACAAAACAAAGTATATGGAAGTACTTCATATTTATGGTGAAACTTGGTAAAACTATTAAATTTTAGATATACAAAAATAACAGTGTCTTATTATTTTTTAAGTTTATTTTCAAATCTTAAAAAATAATTATTTTTACTTATTTTATTTGATGTAAATTACATAGATCACCGCCATGAGTTTTTTTATTACAAGATATTCCTTTTCTGGCACCTGTTTTAAATACTTTTTTGCAAAGAGTATCATCTTTTTTTGTAAAAAGATTTAAAACTCTCTTGTCTTCTTCAGGTTCTCTTAAATTTACTTTGGTTTCTTCAAGATCTTCGGATTCTCTTAAATTTACTTCGAGATCTTCAGATTCTCTTAAATTTACTTCGATTTCTTCGAGTTCTCTTAAATTTACTTCGGTTTCGTCAATTTCTAATATAACAGAAAGATTATCGCTTGTATCTAAAATTATCTGGTTAGATTGCCAATCATCGAATAAATGGTCAGAGTCGCTTTCAGCGTCTTCTAAATTTTCAATATATTCTTCTCCTGTTCCTTGATAATTATCTATTTCTTCATCTTCGATGGTGGAGCAGATTTCAGTCACCACTTCGCTTGCAGCTGACAGTTCATTTGTAATTGCTGTCAATTTATCAATTTTAGTTTTGAGATAGTTTATTTCATTGTAATTAGTAAAAACTACAAACATTACTGTAACCAATGTTAATATTATGATAATCAGGCCAATTGCACTATTATCCAATTCCATATTCTTATTATTATTATTTTATTAAATAATAATGAAAATTAAACTAATTTTATTTAAAACCCATTATTTTATCAAGAGTATTAGAATTGCTCTCGATTTTTGTCGATTTAGTTATTTTTTGTCTTTTAGATGCGTCTTTAATTTTAGATAAACTTAAACTATTAGAAGTATATTTATCAGTATCATCATTGAATTTTATAACATTATTACGCAACATTTCAGATGATCTAGAATCTTCTATTTGATATGGAATAAAAACCATAGGAGAAATATGAATAGATATATCTCTCCCTGTCTGAAAAGTTTTGCGGTAGTCTTCGATAGAAATTGGGCCTCCAAATTTCTTGAGACAATACGGAGAAGGAGCTTTTTTTATAGATTTAAAAGAACCAGTTAATTTTTTATGCATAAAAGAAACAAGATATTGATCAGCTTTTATATTTTTTTCCATTTTAAAAGCTAGAGCACAATTAAAAGAACAAAAACATCCATGGACTTTAAATATGTCCTGTTTGCCGATATATTTATCAGGCATACACACAGGATAAGTGTCGAATTGATATGTGCACCACCAGCAAGCTATATCAGTGTTCGTCAACTTAATACGTGCAAATTCTTCTACTCCAATTTCAGAAGGGAATAAATTTATAGTATCATATATAACTGTCTCGATTTGTTTACCTTTAGCCCCGTTATAAGTATAATTATGCTTATTTACAACAGGCTCTATATGTTTTTTCTCCAAATTATTACTATTTGGAACATGTTGTTTTTGATTAATTGATGAAAATGATAATTCCTTTATTCTTTCTAAAGTGATAGGAAGGCGCAATATGATTTTTTCTTCTAAGCAAGACAGTGCGGGTTCTTCTTTGATGCTGTTCATTCCAAAATTGATTTCTTTAGGTTTGCGACCACGTTTAGAAGTGCTTTTAATTTTAATCATTCTTGTTATTATTTATTAATTTTGTTTTTTTAACTTATTTTTGAAAATTGACAATAGTTGACTTTTAAAACAATTTCAAACTCTGTATCCTGAGATTCAGAAGTTGAAAAGAAAACAATCAAATCTTCAAAGTTTTCTTCGTGGTCAAAGTTTATGATATTTTCTTCTTCAAAATTTACAAGGTTCCCTATTTGACAAGGTACTTCAGTATTAAATAATTTGACGAGATCTTCCATGTCATTTTTATTTCCCCTAATATCAATATGTATATTTTTATTTTTTTGTAATTTATATCGATCGCACCCATTGTAAATATTTTTATTTTTATAATTATTTTCACTGAAGCCAAGTATCGATAAAATATTTGATTTTTCACTGATTATGTTAAAAACCATATTTTTCTCTACGGCATTGATCTGAGCTCGAAGTAAATCCTTTTTATTATCTATAAATGGTGCTTTAGAAGAAAATAAAGATAACTTTGATGTAATACTGTTAAAAGTTAAATTATAAATATTTTTTGATATACTGTTCTCATTCATTAAATTTGCTATTTCTTCTATAAATTGTTCTTTTGTATAATTTCCAGGTTCTACTTGAATTAAAATTTCTTGAGACCATAAATCTTTATCTTCTGCTAATTTTTCTTGAAATACCAATGTGTTGTAATCTTCGCTTACTGTATAATCTGATATATAATCAAACATGATTGATTTCATTTGAATAGAAACAATATTTTTTAAGTTAATTTTAGTATGATTTTCAGATAATTTTATAGTTTGACTATAAATCTGTGTTGATATATTTATAAAATCTTCTGTTTTTTTTGGAAGCAGTGTATCTGATAAAAAAATTTCAGGTTTTTTAAGTATATATTTTATCATCTCATTTGACACAATACCATTGATGACATGAAGATCGCTGTGTTCTCCTTCGTGTTTATAAATTGTAGCAGCAATTTTATTAAAATTTGCCATAAATGTAGAGTCTATGTTCAATTGTTTATTAGGATCTTTAATAGAGTCTTTGACAGTTATCATGATATTATTTATAATATCATCAATATTTTTTTGATCTGTAAATTCTTCAGGGCGTGTTTTATTTCTATAATCTTTCTCGTAATTAAATTTGTCAAGATATCGATCCATTTTACTTATTACATTGGCTATTTATCTTTATTTTGAAATTTAATCGAATAAATATAAATTTCAAACCATCATGCAATCTAAATTACACTCATACCATCATGTAATCTAAATTATCAATATTGAGCAATTTTAAGAAATTTTCTTCGTTGCGTAACCATTTCGCTAAGAATAATACGCAATTTTTAATGGGGTCGTTTTCATTAAAATAATACATTGTAGTATGTGCTTTTTCATTGTACCAAAAAACAGTATAACTAACTAAATTGCAGTGATAATTTGCCTGAAAAGTAGGGAATTCTAATTTATATAAATCACAAAAATCTTTAAGCTGTTTCAAGTAATTCATGCGATTTATATAAATTCGATATTATTTTTTTAGATTTTAAACATGTTACAATACAATTCTATTATTCATCTGTTTTCTCGAAGTCTCCCTGCATGTGATTTTAAGCATGAATGCGTGTTGTTCTGCTTTAGCTGTAGAACCTCCAGCATTCCCAAAATTGTAGATATCTCCATTATAGTCCCTGATTTTTACAGCAAGACTACTTAGTCGTGCTATTGGAGTTTTCAACTCCAACGAAGTTTGGCATGCAACAGAGAGTTCTGGGTTAATAAACCCCCCAATTGTTTTAGACGAAGCTTTCAATGGTAGCATACAAAACCCGTGATGACGTGTAGTTGCTGATTCAAAATCAATAAAATTCAATTCTCCTAGATCGATTGTAAGATAGGGCTCGTCTAAAATATTTGCTGTATTAGGAAATAATACCGAAACCAGTGAAACTTTTACGATATTTCTATAGTCGTTATTTAAATTAATCCTGTAATCATAATGCAATGGATACTTGGATGCGTCTCTAGAACTAGAATTTACTGTAATATAATGAGGGGTATCGGTGTAAACGATACCTTGTTCTTGAATCACGCTTAATTGAGGAGAATTGGCACTAGGATAATTACTTTGAATTGAACTTCCATTGGCGGAAGGAGTTTGATAAGCTCGATCAAGACGCAAGTGTTCCATATTACTATTCTTTTATTTTATTTCTTTAACTTGATTTTGACAAATATCAAAATTTAATATTTGTCAATGAGTTTTATTTGATTTTTTTACGAAAAATTTCAAATTTATCTAAACTATTGAATTTAAATCCAGTACGATTAACATGATCGTGAACAAGGCTTTTATTATATTCTTTGATAGATGCCTCATTGATTTCTACGGAAGATGTTTCATTATTATAAATTGTAGTAATTCTAAAAGGTTTCACAGAATTAATTAATTTATAAAAATTTGAATATTTATCATTGGAAATAACAAGTGATTTTTCTGGTAATAATAGATGATATAGTAAACAAACATAATCATCTCTTTCGCGATTTATACTTTTGGTTTCGCAAGTGTCTTCCACTACAATATACGTGATGTTTTTATACCGCTTAGTCAATTCTCGAATAATTTCAAGATCAACTTCAAAAATATTTTTAGCGATAATAATAGTTTTTCTTCCTGCAATAGCAGTAATTATTCTTTCCATGCAAATTTGATAAGTTTCTAAAGAAAAGGTTTTAAATTTGCAAAATTTAATCAAAGTGCAATAACAATTATAGAAATCTATAATAACTGTTGTATTTTTACATATAATATTGTCAAAAACTAATTGTTTTTTACTTTTTGCAATATCAAGAATTATATTAGTATTCATCATAATTAATAAAATATTTTTCTTTTTAACTTGTCTCGAAAGTGTGAATAGTCAGAGGAATTTCCGAGTTTCTTGATAATTTTAAGAAGATATCTTTTAGTCTGTTAATTTCATCAGTATCTGATGGTTTTATGCGAATATCGATGATATCTGTAATATTATCAAAAATCCCAGTTCTATTTGCTATAAGAATATCTATTATATTTCCTTTGATAAAATAATGATGTTCTTTGGATAATTTTTTTTTCATTTTTACGATATCATTTACTCCTTTAGGAATATCATAAATTTTAGGATCAGGTAAATTGTCATTGTTCGAAGCATCATGTAATAATAATGTTTTTTTTAATAATACTTTTGATATTACGTCGATGACAGTATCTTTTTTCGACTTATAAGGTGAAATTTGTGCGATTATAGGAATATCGATGCATATTGTCCTATTTCTCAAAGAAATCTGACTCCTACACATTATACAATTAAAATAGTTATCATTTCGTGTAGTAGAAATGATATGCGATGAAACACAATTAGCACAGACTATATTTAAACAGCATTTAAATAAAACTGGGAGTTTAAATTCGTCAAAACATATGCTGCAATTCTCATTTGAAATATTCATTATATTTTCTGAAACAGTTTTAATCCTTGTTTCTTCAAAGCTATTATTTGCTTTGTGATCATTTATATATTCAATTGTATTTTTTTGATCAGATAATAATCCTGAACGCAAATAAAAATCTGAATTATCATTAAAAAATTTATAAGTTTTATTTGCCGCAATAAATTTTGTCTTCATATATTCTTCTTGATTAGAATTACCAATAAATGTTTCAAAATCGAAAGCATTGTTTATAATATAATTCTGAAAAGATATATGGAAAGCATCATTATCGGAAAGCAAAGCCCATGAAAATATAAATTTTAAATTAGCTGACATATAATAGTATTCAGGAGACAAATTGGTTTCGATAATTACCCTATTCCATATAGTATCCCTGTTATTCCTCAAAAAGTCTGAATAATTGAATGATGAAAGTAGTGCTATGACTGGTGCTTTAGATATATTTATCTCTTTAAAATCATCCTTTTTTTTCAATTTAATAAATTTAACATTAAGTAATCTCATTTCTTTTTCCCAGTTCGGAATTAGCATAGGGGGAAGAACCACTAAATTTGTGCGCGTATAATACATGTCTAAAATAGGGGGCTGATATTCTCGGATCATATCGCGCGATACTGCTTTACCGCGTTTAATTTTATCGGCTTCATCGATCGAATCTCCGAATGATGCCTTGCATGTTGCGACAATTGTCCTAGTTTTTCCAGAACCTCTGATAGTTTTCAATACTCCATATTTTCTTGAGACTATATCAAAACTGGTATTATCAGTAGCTATATTTAACGGCGTTTCATCTTCAATTTTAAGAATATCAAAAGCAGTTTGAATTTGAAAATCAATTAAATTATTTTTTATACTGTCAATAACACATTTTCTTGAATATAAATTATCACCCATTTATATTCATAAATTCTTATTTTTTTAACTTTGACTTCAGAAAATTAATTATTTATTTTGTATCTCTGGTGTAGTTCTTCTGGGAGACTATTACCGTCATCGACCCAGTCTCTCACGCAAATACTGTAAATTTCTTTCTTAGATTTTCCATGAAATATATCATATGTTATACTTAAGAAATCCATATTTTCCATGATAAACTTTTCTTCTATATAATCTAGCTTTATTTCTTCTAAAATACCTACCCCGTTTTTAATATAATTTTTAATAGGATAATCGAAAAGAGAATAAGAAATATTTGCAAAATATTCCGATAATTCCTGCTTTCTTTGAAAAGCAGAGCTATATTCTATTTTTATATTATTTATTTGCTCTCGGATATATATATTGTAATTATCGAAATCGTCAACATCAGTTGTAAATAAAATATCTTTAAGAAGATCTTTAAAGTACGTGTAATCTAAATTTGGCAGATCATAATTAAAATCAGATAAGAATTTCATTTCTATTATTTTATATATCAAAATCTCTGCCAAATCATCATTTTGTTTAGATGATATATTTAAGATGTATCTTCTAAATAATCCTTTAGTATAATGATTTATAAAATCTGAGAAAAGCAATATATTTATATTGAATTTTACTTCTAAAAGAGATCTTAAAATTGAAAATTTAGTAATATAAAGTATTTGTCTTCTGAATTTTTCTTTTCTTTTATTTTCACAATAAAATATCATATCTCGCTCACTATCGAATCTGTATTTTAATCGGTCTTTTAGCTCGGATAAAAGATATACCTTTATTTTTCTACGTGTATTCCATGAATTTGGTTTCTCAAAGTATTTAACCCCTTTAAAATCAAAATCAGTTAGAAAAAGTTCTCTTTTTGCAGAACTTTTAGTTATCAAGGTGTATTCAGGGCAAATTTTCTGGCACTTATTGCATATTCTTATATTCTTAAATTTATGAATAACCGTTGTTTGGCGATGACAATTTATGCATAATTTATTATATAAACTAATATATTTACTTTTATACGTCTTAAAATTCCCGTTCAAAGTAACTGAATAATCTACAAGTGATCTAAATTTCCATGAAATATTATCGCTTCCTATTAATTTATTTAGGTATTTATTTACTTTAGATAAATTAATAAAATCTTTTGTATTTAAATAAAGCCCTATCTGATTTGTCAATTCTACTGGCAACTCGTTCATACAATTTATAAAATAAAAAAAAAATACAAAAAACTATTTCAAAGTTCTGTTAACTTTATTTTTTATCTTGAACCGAGTTTCTCCAATACAAAATCAAGTATACTCAGCATTTATTATTTTATAAAACTATTTCTTAAAATGGAAGATTTAGCCATTCTGTATTCTACGGCCGCAACAGTTCAATCTGAACAATAATAAAATCCATTTAAAAAAATAAATTGCTAATATATTACGCGACAATATGAATCAAACAAATGATATTCTCGGGCTTTATAACGTTTCGTCTCCTCCTTTTACCAATATTAATGATTTTTCTAAATATTATAGTGATTTATATCTTAAAAATAGGGAAAAGCGTAAAAGTAATAATTTGACACAATCTACTAAGAAAACGTGCGATACCTACAAGTATAATACGTGGGAAATTACAGGAGAACATTCAGGAATACGTTCAAAGGAAAGAACAAATGTGTTTTCTGAAGCAATTAAACGAGATAATCAAGCTAATTTTATAGCAAATTCACGAAACCCTAGAGAAAATCTTGAATTCAGACAATATGATCAGCTTATTTCTATAAAAGTTAACGGAGAAAAACGTTTCTATGATCTTTTTGATATTTATAAAAATTCAAAAAGTATTAAATTAGTGGAGAAAAAAAAGAAAAATTTTATTTTAAAATTTTTCAGTAAGTAAGATAAGAGATTAAATTTTATTTTAAAATTTTTCAGTAAGTAAGATAAGAGATTAAATTTTATTTTAAAATTTTTCAGTAAGATAAGAGAT